CCAAGTAGAATTGAATAATACGGTCTACTTTTGCTTCTGCCCAAATTCTAGTTTCTGGAATATTGGTATATGGGTCAACATAAACATAATCTTGTTTAATCGTTTTACCAGTAAGTTGGAATACGTCATAGTTGTTATCGTTCAATAGACGAACAGAAGTAACAGTAGACCACTTACCATCAGATGCACGAAGAATATCATTCTTCGGATAATAGAATTCAACTTGCTCATTAAAGAGGATGTTGAAAAGGAATTCGTATGACTTCTCTGTACCCTTTGAAGAGTAGAATGAGCGAATGTTTTTGATTAGAGTGCGCTTATCTACCTCAATATCTTTTGGAATTTGAGTTAGGAATTCATTTTCAAGATGCTCTAAGAATAGGTCAACAGACGTATCTACGTCTTGAGATTCTAAAAGTTTTTGTACGTTAAAGTCTGTGTTGCCAGGTTGACTCAACCACTCATAGTACGCTTCCATGAAGCGTTGGAACATTGGATATTCTGCACTAACAAAACCAGGGAGTTGGTCTCCCAAAGCATGTTTAATAGAACGGTCAATGTGTTGAACGTTTGTTAGAGATGCACCGTTTGCAAGTAGAACAGAGTCTTGATAAAAAAGTTTAGGAACAGGACCTTTTGGAAGAACAATCTTAACTTGTCCTTGGTCTGCACCATTACCAGTTACTTGGAAGTCATATGATGAACCATCACCAAGCACCCTATCCACTTTAATGTAGAAAGGGTGACCTGGTGTCTGTACATTGAAGATGTAAGTATTCCCACTCTGTAAGTCGAGTGGGGGAATTTCTTGTCGATTAATCAGATAACGATTATTCGCACTGAGCGTTACATCATAGGTATATGTTGCCATCTAACTTAGTTCCCAGCAAAGATTTCGTTGATTTTCTGAGTGTATCTGATTTGTGAATCAGTAGCATTGACTAGAATATCCTCTGGTAAAATCTCCAAGATTTGATTTCGAATAGAGAATATATCATGGTCAGAAGGAACTACTGTAATCACTAACTCAGTATCATTATCGGATTCGGGAGCAAAGTCAAATACTTGAACACGACCAGTGTCATAATTTACTGTACCCAATCCAGTATCAATCAAACGTCTTTCGCCAACAACAGTCTTATAGATGTTGAGGTTACCGTATCCGTCATCTGAAATATAGCACTGACTATCCCCAAAGTAAGTAAACGTATTTGTTACGATAGAACCAAAGTGTCCTTCGTGTGGATATTCTAGTGGGTTTGAAAATGCAGCAGAATATGACTTAGACACGTTTGGTGTCATAGGAAGTTTAGTTGCAAGTTTCAATGTAACGTTAGAGTTTTCGATTGCTTCGTTTGATTCATCAACAACCTTACTGAAATTTGAATATCTAAAATATGCTTTAAATTGCTCAAGTTTAGTATTTGAATAATTCAATGCTGCTTCTTTAACATTCGCTTCAATATCTGCCGCTGCATAACCACCAACTTCACGGTTAAAATAAACTTGAATATTTGGTTGAATGAAGATGTATGATGGGTCAATGATTTCTGGTGTAATAGAAACCACATTACGTTCTTTTAGAATAGAATCGACAATCTCTGCTTTTGCAATTTCGTTAATTATAAAACCACTCTTTGGTTTTAGGGCAATATAAACCTTACCATAAACTGGTGGGTCATTCTCTTCACCACCCCATGATGATACTGCTTGAACATCAGGGTAGTTTTGTAGAATTGCGGTTCTGTAGTCAGTAGAAGTTACCACACGGTTTTGTGCGTTAAAGTTTAGCGGAGCAAGGTAGCGAATTGATTCAATACCTTCACGCTCTGCACCACCAGTAGATTTTGTATTTCCAGCGGCAACAACAATATCTTGAGCATAACCCTCAATTGGTGTTGTGTATTTGAATTTATTTGCACCGTTTGCAGCAGGACCATTAGTAGCAAGATAGTTAATCATAATGATATTATTATGCTCTAGTGCTTTACCCATATTCCCATCACCAAAGTAAATCTCATATAGTTCTTTGGAAGTTTCTTGCAAAAAGAATACTGGACTTTCAGAAGTTAGGTTTGAAATAGAAACCGTCTTTAGGTAAGTTTGTGTTTGTAGGTTGGTTGCAGAACGTTGCACTTTAACATCAATAGTTGAAGTATCTACATTACTGTTCTTAATAATGAAACGTTGAGAAGGGTCATTGTTATCAAAAACATATTCTTGATTGATTACGTTGCCTTCGTATAGATAAACATTCGGAGTGGAGTAAATATAGTAATCTCCATCCAAAGATTCTTGTGTTGCGTTGTGAGAATCCACTGTGTTAAATTTGTAAGTAACACCATCAATCTCACTGTCGTAAGTTGTATACTTTGGAATAGAAATACTTGAAGGTAGTGGGTTAGTTGACGCAGGTACCTTAATTTTAATCTGTACTGCAATTCGTGATGAACCAGCAGAACGAGGAGTATACCCCAACATCTTTGCACGAGACACAACGGACTCACGCATCTGTGCAGTATCCAAGAACATTTCGTTTGCAACCATGTTCATGTAGTACGCATTGTAGTGTGTGTTATACGCAAGCAAGTCCAATAGCACTGCCATTGAACTGCCTTCGAAATCGTAGTCCTTGAATTGACTCTGAGACTTTAGGAAACCTTTAAGACTATCCTTAATCTGGTCAAAATCAAGTTCTGATACTTTTAAATCTGCCATTATCGAACTCTCTCTAAGAATGTTTCAACCGCTAATTCTTCTGCAATATTCTCGATATAGTACATGATGATAATCTCATACCCATTTTGGTCTGGATATCCATTTACTTTCACTTCCGATATCGTCACCCGTTTCTCAAAGTTTTGAATAACTTCGATTATTGCTAGTTTTAAGTTATCCTCACTGAACGAACTAAACGGTTCAAATAGGGTATCACGAATATTGCCACCGATTTCTGGATGAAACGGTCTCTCATAGTGAGAAGTCATAAGCAAGTTCAACATAGAACGCTTGACTGCTTCAACGTCTTTGACACGACCAATGTCACCCGTCACTGGGTGTGGCATGAAGTTCAAATCAAAGTCCGTATAGGTTGCAGTTTGTGTTTTTAGTAATGCTGACATTTCTCTCTTTATCCAGTTTGGTGGTATCCTATTTTATTTATAAGACAAGTCTAACCACCTGCGAATACGTTACCACTTCCAGCGGAAACAGAAGTACATCCGCTAATACCATCTCCAACACGACCACATCCCTTTTTATTCACAAAAACGGTACCACTTCCACTTGCGATTGACGCTACATGACCTGGGCATGGTGAACCTGGTAGTAGGTGTCCAGTATTAATATCACCTTGTCGTGATACTGGAATTCCGTTAGCAAATACATTACCACTTGCCGCTGCTCTAACCATTCCAGAACAGTGTACGCTATCTGCATCGCCAATTCGTGTTACTGCGGGCATTATCGTGTCTCCCTTTTAAGTAATTCTTTGAATTTGGACTCGTGTGAATCCATCTCCCTATGTTGTTCATCCGTATGAGGTGGTGGTGGAACATTAGGTAAAAACTTAATCACGTTTTCTATAACTTGAGGAATGTCCTCATATTTGTAGTATGTCCTAATCTGTCCATCCACTAAGATTACAAACACACCCTCCATTAAGAATTTCTTTCCAAGTATGCAGTAATCCAAGCACCTGCGGCATCCCAATCATTACCAATACGGTGAGTCACACTTATAGTTTCTGTCTCTACCACATCAGGTACCAATGGGTCTTCCCAATTTACTGTAACATCAAATACAACATCCAAATAATCTTTCGTATCATTCTTTACGACAAGTAAGTCTTGTCCTTCTGGTACGTTAGAAAATCCACTCACTGTCTCAGGTGGAATATGCTTTGGATTCAATGGGTCAAAGTTATCATCATCGTCTAGGTTGGTTACTTGTCCCTTCTCAATATAGATAATCTTGTCTTCCCATCCCGCAGAGTACACCCCCTTAATAGTGACTGTATCTCCACTCCATGATAACTCAAGTCCCTTATCTTCGACTTGAGGTACCACGTTTGTCACTTCAATATTAATCTCACCCTCATCACCAATGATAGTAAAACTAACATCTACTTCCTTTTCTCTAATGGTTGGTGACGCTAATCCTGCTAATGCTTCTACATGAGGTGCGCCTTCAACCAAGTCAGCAGTTGTCAATGCCATCTTTTTTCCTATATTTTAATATTTTTTTCAAAAACCTCTTGACAAGTCTTGACAAGTGTGTTATTATACAGTTGTAGGGTTTATTATACCATATAGTATTTAGTATTAGTTCAAGTCGATTCTTGCACCGTCAATATCTACGTTACCACCTGCTTTGATAGTATAATTCCCACCGCACTCGTGCGTAACGTTTCCACTTGTCTTCGTTGTTACATTACCAGTTGTGTCAATAGTAACATCGCCACCAGTGACAACAATATTAATTCCTCCACCACCATCAACTTTTAAATCTACACCTACGCCACCACCTGTCATAATTTTCAAGTCAGCACCGTAGTTTACTGTTTCCCCACCTGCAACATGCTTGAATGAATTTCCATCTGTGAAGATGTGGGCATTGTTGATTATCTTTTGAATCATATCTGCATTTGGTTGCATCTCAATACCAGTACCAGTATGGTGACGGATGTTGATTCGTGCTGCACCTGGACTATCATCCAATTCTAGTGCGTGTCCACTTTCAGATACGAT